GTGTTTAGTTCGGGGGTAAGGACAATCCAACAAAGGAGATGGCAACTGCAAGTTACCGGAATTTATTCTACATCAATTTCCATGAACTGCAATCAGAGCTGCATCAGCATACGCTTGGCCGGCCCCCTTTTTATCCAGCTCACGCCAGAACGGCCACATCTGTATGGCCAACGTCCTTGAAGCATCCTTGTCCTGACCAGTTAGACCCGCGCTTTCTTCCATTGACTGGGTGTCACCATCGTCACAGGTATTTCAAACGCACCAAGCACACCTTGGATCACACCAGCCGAATGCCCAAACGAGAACATCGAGGCCACACCTTGTCCAGGCATACTGCTCACCAGCTCTACATACGCTTTGATCTCTTCACCATAGATTGATGGCCGAATGAATGCAGCCAACGCAGAAGCATTCACACGATTGGCCGAGCCAGTTTTCATTGTCGGCATCCTGCACCACTCAACTGGAGTGTTGTCCTCCATGATGACGATTGCACCTGACAGGCCGGGGTCTATTCCAATTTTGATCATATTTTTCTTTCAAAGGTATTGCAAGACATGAATTATTGTGGGTACAATGTGTTGCCGATTATAACTCAAAGGAGAGAAAAGTGAAACCAACTGCAAAACTGCGCTTCTTCGAAAAGACTATTCATTCCAATAGCGGATCAACAATAGCCGATGGAATACCAATTGTTGGAGCGCAAAAGTTTAGAGTGCTTCAGCAATGGTGGGTAGTATGCCTGGACAAGGCGTGGCCTCGATGTTCTCGTTTGGTCATTCGGCCGGCGTGATCCAAGGTGTGCTTGGTGCGTTTCAGATACCTGTAAAAATGGTTACACCTCAAGCATGGAAGAAGGCTTCTGGATTGGTTGGTAAAGACAAAGATGCGTCAAGGACATTGGCCGTACAGATGTGGCCTTACTGGCGTGAGCTGGACAAGAAGGGAGTTGGTCAGGCTTATGCTGATGCGGCCTTCATTGCATTGCATGGGGATTGAGTTGTAGAATGGCACCGGCTTCTTTGCAGTTGCCACTCTCCTTTGTTTTAAGCCCCGAGCTAACCCCTTGGGGCTTTTTTTATATTAACAGTGTTAATGTGGAAAAACTTTTTTTCATAAGGTGTTGACATTTGTTGATATTCTTTGATACAGTTCGATCCAGCTAGGCGTGGAAACCTAAGCAATTGAAAGCCGTTAGTTCAGATCCCGACCCCGCTATGGGGCGTCACCCTACAAAGGTGAGTTTCCATCGGGGTCTGACTTAACGGCTTTTTTGTTTTTGAGACTGGGATTGTGTGACGGGTTAGCGCCGGCATATCTCCTAAAGAGCGAAATGTAAGTTTTGAATACACTGCTTCATGTGAGCAGTCCCAGTCTCACCTTCCACATCCAGCCGTAAGGCTGCGTCAACCACGCAGGGCAGAAATCTCCCTGTGACCACAACCAGACCAGACCCCCATGGCGGAAGCAAAGGGAAGACTGTAAAGGCCAAACTCGGTGTGACCCGCACCTCCTAGTAGAGTAATCGAACGGGATAAACAAGGCTGTCGTAAAGACACATACCCTAGTACGCTGGGAGTTGATCGTTAAGGCCGGTGAAAACTGACCTTATCGGGATCTCAGGGGAGGGCGGCTTGGCTGGCCGGTAGCTCACTTAACAACTGGGCATAGCTCCTTGATAAAGAGACGTTGGTCCTTTAGCCTCCCAGTGGGGGAGGGAGGGTCAACGGGTAAGAGGGCTTTTAGTTGGTAACATAACAGTTGACTTGTGATTGATTCATGAGTTATATTCTTAACACAGGAGGTAGGTATGAACGATACGACAAAGCGTTTTCCACGCACGATGCATGAAGCGTTTAACTGTGACTGCGATCCCATCAGTGGACCATATGGTAAAGAGCCATTTTGGCCTGTTGTTGTCATTGCGATACTGGTAGTTATTGTTGGGATTGTTGTAGTCTGGAGTCGCGTATGACTCAGGACGAGATCAATGCAATCCAACAACAAGTCAATGCACTCAGAACACAAGCCCTTGCAATCATCATGAAGTTTCTGTGGGAAAAAGGGTACAACAAAGAGATGGTCAAGAAAGCCGCTGACGCATGGTGGGACATGAAGGAGAAAGCATGAGCAACTTATTACGATTACCGCCAAGCACGAACATGACCGCAGAACAAGCCCTTGCTTCTGCACTAGTAGACGCTGAAGACGGTGATTTAACAGACGTAATTATCATTGGTTACAGAGACGGAGAAATTTATATACGTTCGTCAAGACTGACTTGCGCAGAAGGTTTGTTTTTGGCACACAAGGCGGTGCGATGGGCGGAATCAGGAGGAGAGTTATGACACAAGATGAAATCATTGAGATGGCTAAGAAATGCGGATGGAATAATCCCGCAAACAACATGGCTCCCTTGTACGAATTTGCCAAGCTAGTAGCACAGCATGAGCGTGAGGCGTGTATTGTTGACATTCAAATGCACATACCCCGTTCAGGACGACACACGCCTGAATATCAAATGGCCATGCGAATGATTGAAAGAATCCGAGCAAGGACAGAATCATGAAAGTTGGCGACTTGGTTTACATCCACGATTCATTCGGACCGCTACCCAAAGACTTGTTTGGCGTCATCACACGCATCAAGTACAACACCGACCCAAAATATCCACCAGTTGAAGTTGAGCTGTTGACGTTTAAAGAAAAAGAAAAGATTTGTAGCTGGTACCAACCTAAACATTTGATGGTATTGGAGGAGGCGTATGACGCCATTCAGACAAGGGGGCAATCATGAAAGCATTTCCAACACCCACATTCAGCATTAACAATGAAGCGCGTGTCACAGCTGTAGGCGGTGAAGGCGGCATGGATCTTAGGGATTACTTTGCTGCCAATGCCATGCAAGCTCTCATCATTCGAGAGGGTAAAGACTGTAGCGGGATCATCAACGAAATCACAACGACCGCATACCAATACGCTGATGACATGATGAAAGAGAGGAATGAATGACCCCTCTATCAAGTGAATACACCCGTTGTAAGCCAGTCAGTCCGAGCGACAAGTGCGAGAACTGCAAGCGCTGGTTAGATCACCCAGAGCAGACGCGCGGTAACGGCGTTGTTAATGTGCAGGACAGCAAGAGCAAAGCTTGTTTCTACATTCCAATATCACTACAGGAGGAAGCATGATTCACACCGATGAAGATGACGAGTTCGACCGCATAGCCCACGAAGCCAAGCTAAAGGGTCAGCCGTATTACTTTGAAGAGCACCCGACCGACCCAGACAAGTTGGTTTACAGGAAGCCATCACGCAATTTTGATGACGATGACATTCAGGACTACGTTCGCCCTTGGGTGGGGCTGACTGATGAGGAAATTGAAGATTTTGTAAGCGCATTATGGCCTGTGGGAGCAGGAGCAGGGAAACTTCTCCGAGCCATTGAAGCCAAACTCAAGGAGAAGAATGACCGCCCCCTATGACACGATCTTGACGATCGATTACGAGACCTACTGGGACACCAAGGAAGGTTACACACTAACCAAGATGACAACCGAGGAGTACATACGCCATGACAAGTTTAAAGCTTTCGGTGCATGCGTCCATGAGTACGGAACTGACGAACCTATTCGATGGTACGGAGACGCTGAGTTACGTGAATACTTTGATGGGATCGACTGGGGACGAACCGCAGTGCTTGCCCATAACGCACAGTTCGATGTATCCATTATGGAGTGGCGCTACGGTGTACGTCCAGCCTTCATCTTCGACACCCTATCGATGGCACGAGCTTTACGCGGCGTGGAAGTTGGCAACTCGTTGGCCAAACTCGCAAGAGACTTTGGACTGCCCGACAAAGGCACAGCGGTTCATTCAACTAACGGAGTTCACGAGTTGGAACCCAGCCTTGAACGAGAACTCGCTGAATACTGCAAGCATGATGTGTTTCTGTGCGAAGAAATATTCAAACGGCTGGTTGTATCCTACCCATCGAAGGAACTACGACTTGTTGACATGACGCTCAAGATGTACACGCGTGCGTGCTTGCAGCTTGACCCCAACATGCTGACTGACGCCATACTAGATGAAAGAGAAAAACGTGAAGCCCTACTACAGAAACTCGGCGTGGAAGAGACTGCGCTGGCATCGAACCCGCAGTTTGCTGCACTACTTGAGAAACTCAATGTGGTTCCGCCAACCAAGGTTAGCAAGACGACTGGGAAACAAACGCTTGCCCTCGCTAAAAACGATGCCCTATTTCAAGCGCTACTCAATGGTGAACGTGAAGACGTTGCCCTACTTTGTGAAGCGCGTCTTCGGGTTAAGTCAACCACAGAAAGAACAAGGGCACAGCGGTTTCTGGACATTAGCCAACGCGGTGCACTACCCGTACCTCTCTCGTACTATGGTGCGCAGACTGGCAGGTGGACAGCAAGCAAGGGTTCGGCCATCAACATGCAAAACCTCAAGCGAGGCTCGTTCCTTCGCAAAGCGATTATGGCTCCCGCTGGCTACCAACTCGTTGTCGGCGATCTTTCGCAGATTGAAC